GGTTTGAATTCTGGAGAGACTGATACAGCAGATTGCTAACAGTAACGACAGCGCCTTCTGTATAAGTAGTGCCTGCGTTCCACTCCACTGAATAGAGGAACGTCCACGATCCAGAAGTAGTGACTGGATTGTTATTAACATTCCCGTTAGTCAGCGATACATAAAACTGGCCGTTCGAACCCTGGACAACATCGTTTGCATTGTAATCCTTTGACGCGACCCACGGGCTACCAAAGGTCGATGCAGTATCACCCACCGGATCACGCACAAGGATTTGCGTATTGTCTGATTTGGTAAGAATCGCCTTCGCAACACCATCAAAAAATATATTGGGCTGACGACCAGCCGCCGTAAGGATTACCGGATTTGTATTCGGTATCTCATAGTTCACATCTGCGTAGGTTGTTTTTGGCGTGGTCGTGCCAGTTTCGTAGAAGTAAATCTTGCCGCTGACAAGAGGATCACCAGCATCGTCAAAGTATTGTGATTCTAGGTCGCCATAACGTGCCATTATTCGGTTTCTCCGGTGAAGTAATCAGCAAGACCAACTGAGAGGATCCTGCTTCCGTAGTTTGGTGGCAACTTCCCAAGCCAGTTCTTAAATGCTTGGCTTTTCACAACCGCCTGCTCCAGCTGCTGCGTTGGTTTGCCCTGTGCTGATGCAATAATAACACGCTTGAAATCGGGGTTAGCCATCAGATCGGACGCGGACTTCAATACATCAGGTTGTGGCAAGCTGATGATTTCATCAATCTTCTTACCATATGGAATGATCGGAAGAATCTTGGAGATAAAGCCCTGATCCGATCCGAACTTCTCCATTGCATTCACAACACCAGTCCTTGGGCCAGCAATAGCGTTTGCGTATTGTTTTGAAATCAATGCAAGATCATCCAAGAACTGTGGCGAATTTTCTGGCAGATATTTTGTGAGTTTAGCCTTGGCTGTTGGCTGCCTAGATAGTTTCTCCCACTGTGATGCAAACCCTGCCATGTTAAGTTGATTTTGGGTTCTCGCACCCTTAGTGAACAATGAATCAATCGACGACACTACTGCTGCCTGACGATATTGTTCTGGGATGCCCTCAAGAACTTTGTTGAATCCGTAAACGTCACCCTTCTCAACAAGAGCATTTATCCCAGCCCTTACTTGTGGAATGATAGGACGGCTGAATTCTTTCCCCATCAGATTCACAGCACTTTCTTCAAGCGCCTTCCGCTGTTGAACTAGACCTTTAGCAGCGTCCCAAGATGTCTTCATCTCTTTGCCTGCAATCTCTTCAATTGCCGTCCCCTGCGCGTCAGTCAGCAGGTTATAAAGGTTCTTCAGCTCGTAGGTAGTGGTATCCCCAAACTGATTTCCCTTGAGGCCTTGTCCGTATTTTTCACCGACAGACTGTCTCAGGTTATCAACATACCCGTAGGTTGGACGACGATTACTGGAGACCTGCCTGAGTATCTGCTTCTCCAATGAATTAAGGTTATCCACCCCACCAAGGTCACGCGCCTTCATCACCAAATACTTTCTTATATCGGTAGAGTCCACACGCTGACGCTTATTCACGGACGACGACAGGTTGTCGTACAGCACATCGGACTGCACTCTTAATTCATCAAGCGTGGAGTTGATGTTATTAACAATCCCCTCATTTAGCTGGGAGATGTCCCTAGTCCCACCAAAATCCGTTATGAACTGGTCGGCCTTCGCAGCAGTAGCAAGCATTGCTTCCTTCTCAGCAGCAGCCATCTGGTTTCCCGGTATCCCCGCGATAGCCTGCTCTACTTGTACATACTGCGGATTGCGGGAATAAACCCGTGGCGGTAATACCTCATTCAATCCTAGCCGCCGACCCGCCGCTATTACATTCGGATCAGGGTTTATAATCCCTGCAAGATTAGCAGCCTGCTGTACAGGAGCTTGTTGACTTGTTACTACCCGGCCAATCTGAGATGCCGTTTGCGCTTGTTGTGGAGATACTCCACGCTGCCCAGCTTCTTCCATTACAGACGCTGCGCCTCTAGCGGATTGCCTAGCCTGCCTTGCAAGCGATACAAGGTCTGTCCCAATTGAGAACCCACCAGCCAACATTGGCTCCTCAATGTTAAACTTCCCACCAAGTCCTTTCTGTCCTCCCTCTATCCCGGTTTGAATCCCAGCCTCTAATGCGCTTCTTCCAAACATCGTAGCTGCCCGACCAGCAGGGAGTGACGCCGCCATAGTAGCTGCGATATTTGATGCATCGTTGAGTGAGAATCCCTTCTTATTGATGACAAACGCCTTTTGAGTCTGTGGACTGTAGACATTCCACACATCGTTCTCACGGTCAGACTCAACCACAATACTAGGGTCTGCCTGTTTCAGCATCCCAGCAAACTCTTCATCATTGATGGTAAGAGGCTGCATCACACCTAGTGCTGCCCGTTCTGCAATGTTGGCCTGTGGAACAATCTGTCCCATCTGCCACGGACGGAGTTCTTGTGCTGCTTGTCGTGCTTCCATTGGGATCAGCCTGCGATCCTGTTGAACAGGAACAAATCTGACGCCTCGCTGTTCTGCCGTAGCTTGCTGAGTTGCAGGCAGGTTGGCGGTATTAAGTACATTAAACTTCTCCACCCCAGCATCAACTACTCTACGTTGTGCAGGTAGGTTGGTAGGATCAAACACGTTAATCTGACCCACCCCCGTATCAACCATCCCGCGCTGTGGCTGCTGGTATGGCTGGGTATATGTTGGGGTTTCTGTGCGAACGAACCTGACCATATTTATTCCTCAACCACTGCCTGCTTACCACCAACAATTATGGTCTGGCCTAATTTTATCTTGCCAGCATTGTAGGCAGCTTCTGCTTCTTGATCATTTGCAAATGATGGGATGGATGGGGATCCGCCTCTGACGCTTTGCATGATAGCGTCAATCTCAGATTTCAGTTTTGACCGGCCTAAGTATGCCTGCCTGAACTGCGGAGACGCTCCATAAATGTCAGCAACACTGGCCTCATCCTCCAGTTGCGCCTGTAGTGACGGGACGCCGGCTGCTGTCACATTCCGCGCAATACTCAACAAGCCATCAACATCAAATGTTTCTGGGTTGGTAGGGTCAACCACCCGCATCAGCTGCGCAGTATCCACCCCCTTCCCACTGAGGAAACTGAAGACCGCGCCAATGGACGTATCGGCACCCGAAAGCGAACTAGCATCCCGATCTGTAACGATACCGGGTGAGATCAAACGTGCCACGTTCATAATGGCAGCGTTGATGGCCCCACGGTTCTTCGCCCTCATCCCAGCTTCAAGCGACATGACCTTGTTATAAGCCCCAGCAACCTCTGCAAGGTTCTTGTTTATGCCTTGGATATTGGAGCGCGTGTTGTTAAGGGCGGATGTTCGTTCTTCTGGGGATATACTAGGAGCTTGAACATTCGGATAGACGGGTTCGCCATTATCAATGAATCGGAGAACCCCATTCTGATCTTCGGCAGTCTTACGATCAGCAGGCTTGCCGGGGCCAGTGTACAGAGCCTCTTGGGTCACCGGATCAAACACTGTCTCATCCGCACCCACAATCATCGGCTTCTGCGCTTCAGGCATCTTGATAAGCCCCATCGACAGTCCACGGCTTGTTGCTGCCGTAAGTTCCATTGCAAGATTACGCAGTGCTACTGGGTCATTTTGCTTTGCATAACGTGCAAGCTGTGTGATTCTCTGTGTGTCAGACGGGTCTGCATCAGGGTAAGTCTGAAGAAGCTGCAAACGATCCTCACCGAGCGCAATGAGACCATCAAGGTCACCTGCACGAACCAGCTGTAGGCCCGTAGCAGCGTCTTGATACATTGCCTGCTGTCTAGCCTGAAGTTCAGCACGCTTCTGCTGATCTCTTTGATCAAGACCTTGGATAAACTGTGGGCCAGTGCCGCCAATAGCAGCGCCAAGACCCATTAACAAATCACCAGTGTTGATAGCCACTATCCACCCCCAACTAATTTTTTAAGACCAGCTCCACTCAAATAATTATACGATGGCTGACCACCTGGCAGACGGTATGAAGGGCTTGGATTCCTGCCTGAAAAATATGGCTCTTGTGGTCGCTGAATAGGGGTCTGCATCCTTCTTCCAAGCTCGTAGCCAGTCCCTGCTGCGCTAAATGCGTCTGACACCATGCCAGAGTAATTAGTTGGTGGCGCTTGTGCGAACTCTGCTTGTGTAAACCCTGCCGGTTGTGCGTATTGTGGTTGTGCTAAATCTGCTTGTGCCAACTGTGCTTGTGCAAATGGCTGTCCACCCAACACATTGCCCTGTTCCCTGTAAAAATCAGCCTGCGTCATTGCTTCGTTTTGTACATCTTGTATGTATTGGTTATAAGCATTCTGCCCAAGATTGATTAGATTCTGCCCTTGAGTCCCATACAGGTTGGACATATTGATGCCTTGCGACTCCAGCATGTTCGCCTGTTGGAGTGCCGCGTTCTCCTGCTGCCGAGCAATCATCTCTGCCACGCTCATCCGGTTACTGGCAATGTTCTGTCCAGTGTTCTGCCGCATCTGTGCGATATTCGTCCCAACATTAGACTCAAAGCCAGCTTGTTGGCTTCGCCCACTGGCAATGTTCTGTGCAGTGTTTAGGCCGATATCAGCAAGCGCCCCAGCCCTGCCAGTTGCTAGATTGCCCATCGCCCCAGCCCTGCCAGTTGCGAGATTACCCAACATACCGGCCTCGCCAGTTGCGAGATTGCCCAAAGCGCTAGCACTCTGCATTCCATACCCAGATAGCGTGTTCAAATTACCGATCTGCTGCTGTAGACCCTGCGAAGCCAGACCCTGACCGAATCTCTGTAGTTCTTTTTGGACATTACCACCACCAAGACCACCAGTGGCTGACGCTCCAGCGAGGTTCGACCTCATGCCCTGTTCAAAAAGAAACTTCTCATAAGGAGATTCTTGACGCGCAGCGTTGAATGCGTCTTGGCCCAGCGCACCTGATAATGCCATCTGCTGTTGATAGGCTGTTTGACCGCCTTGGTAGAACGGCTGAACGTAACCCCTAGCCTCACCATACCCCTTGGTAATATCGCCCCTGGCGTCATCATACCCAGTGGTAATATAGCCACTAGCGTCATCATACCCCTTGGTAATATCGCCCCTAGCGCCAGCAGCAGCGTTCTGAAGGTCTGTGATATTTATCCCGTACAAGTTGTTGATGTTTGCCAGAGTACTCTGAAGCTGAGAAGTTGCACCGGACAAACCTTTCTCGGCGGCTTGTTCATAGCCTGCCAGACCTATAGGCGTAGCAGCGGCTTGCTGAGCAGCATACCGCTGTTGAAACTCGGCCATGTTGAAACCCATCGCCTGTTGCACAGCCTCTGGACTGACCTTGTTTTGCTGCATGACGGTATAGATTTGCTCATCTGTCGCGCCGGGGTTTGACCTGAACCAATTCTGAATGTCAGCCGCAGTAACCGTGCCTGGCGGACTTGTAGGTGTAGCAGCATTACCCGTGCCTGCCGGACTTGTAGGCGTAGACGGGTTTTGCGCTGCGTTATATCGCTGCATGACGGCATAGATTTGCGCGTCAGTCGCGCCAGGGTTCGACTTAAACCAGTTCTGAATGCCCTCGATTTGCGCGTCAGTCGCGCCAGGGTTCGACTTAAACCAGTTCTGAATGCCCTCAGCAGTAAGCGTGATTGCACTTGTAGGCGTAGACGCGGTTTGCGCTGCGTTATATCGCTGTTGAAGCTCGGCAAGGTTGAAACCCATCGCTTGTTGCAGAGCTTCTGGTGTGACGTTGTTTTCCTGCATGACGGCATAAATCTGCGCGTCAGTGGCGCCAGGGTTGTTCCTGAACCAGTTTTGGATGTCCGCCGCAGTTGCCATTTCAGCCTCTCAAATTCGGGACGGTAGGATTGATGAATCCCTGCATAGCATTCTGATCAAATGGGAGCATCTGGGCCTGTGCTGGTGCTGGCATTCTACCGCCAAGCAAAGCAGCTCGTTGTGCAGGTAGACCACCAAGGATTGCCTGTTGAGCAGCGTAGTTCCCACCTTGCATAGCTTGCATTTGCGGCATAAACATTTGACCAGCAAGCCCCAGGCTTCGATTCAAAGCCTGCTGACGTATGTCGCCAGATCGTTGATAGGCTGGGCCAATCAATCCACGCGCTTGATTCAACATGCCCATCTGTTGATCAGTTCTTTTCTGAGCCATTGCGTTAGCTTCATCAGCACTCTGCCGAGAAAAAACGTTGGCTTCGTTGGCTCTTTGCTGGTTGAAGACGTTAGCTTCATCGGCCATTTGCCGGTAGAACGCGTTAGCTTCGTTGGCTCTTTGCTGGTTGTAGGCGTTAGCTTCGTTGGCTCTTTGCTCATAGATAGCGTTGGCTTTATTGGCTTGTTTGCCAGCAGCGCGACGATCCATAGCCTTGCCAGCCAAGGATGCGCCAGCACTGCCCAATGCTAATGCTGTTGCAGTTGCCATTACCATTAGAATAACCTCATCATTAGAATAACCTTATATAAGTGCGCTCGGCCTTCTTATATCCCATTCTCTCATAAATACTTTCTAGCCCGTCTGCGTTTAGTTTTTCCAAACACATCATAGACCAAAATTTTAACTTTTTGCTTTGTGCCTGCTTTTCTATATATTTCAACAACTTTACACCAATTGGTTTGCTTCTATGCCCAGGCTCAACCCACCACGCAATCTCAGTTCCCACCATAATATTTGCGTTCAGTAATGCGGGAAACTGTAACCCAAGCAAAAACCCAACTACTTCCCCGTCTATAACAGCAACTGGGCATAATTCTTGATCGATAGATTGCATGACAATTCGCTCAACCGTATCGCAATCAAACTCAAGGCACTCATACCCCGACACTGCATGAAACTTCTTGGCAAGTTCGATTATTTCAGGAATATCGTCTATACCCGCGTTTCGGACGGTCATACTAATAGCCATCCCTGTAACCTGTTTCCACCGATCTCAGGGAGCATCTTCCGGTATTCAATTGCACCAGCGGCGCCAGCAGCGTTTATATACAGTTGGTACTGTCTTGCCTCAACCACGCCTTCAGGTGAACCAGTGCCGACAATAGGGATACTTAAGGATGCGTCCAGTGTCCATGTCCGAAACGCTTGGGCCATCTTTCCTGACCCATCAACGATAGGTTGTCCCGCATTCAATAATGGCGTCATTTCACACCGCCGATAATTTCAGCATCCAACCGGATAATTACAGGCTTAACTGCGTCAGTCAGTGTAAATCTGAATACCTCAAACCGAGAGACTCGACCGTTGCGCCTCCAAATAGCACGCCTGTCATATTCACCGATCTTACCTATAGCCCTTGTCCTTGGGTCTGACCAAGTCTTCCCATCCCTGCTGCGTTCCATTGTAATCGTTGGCTCGGTCACTGCGTCATTGCCAACACCTGATTCAACAGTTAATTCAATCGACGGTACGAACATTGATTTCATGTTGTTTTGGAAAGGCTGAGTGGACACCCTGCGGATAATAGTATCGCCGTATTCAGTAAATACTAGAGGATCAATTCTTCCAATCCTGCCGTCAACAAAGTCACCACACAGTATCTGGTTGTATGCCTTGCACATATCGGATACGCGAAATCGTGACAATTCACCCTCAAGAAATGATCGCCTTTCATGCCACCTCTTTGACGCCATGTCAAAAACAAGCGTTCTTAACGGAAGCGTGAACCCTATGAAATAAGCACCATTCTGAGCGTAGGCCCATGAATAAATATCCTGAAGCTGTTCCTGTGTAAGATTTTGTAACAAGTTATCAATTGGTGTTGTGGATATTTTTACCGAGTCGTTACCAGACAGCGCCCAGATAGACGGCCCCTCATTCTCTCCACCGCCGACCCATACAAACGTATCTTGAGCGTTTATCAGCGAGTATGGAGCCATTACGCCTTTCTGAATAAACAGGCCAGTTCTTTGAAATGGAAAGTCAGCACCGCCTATATTCTGGAATGCTTCAATGGTTTGCGAACCTGAAATGAATAGTTGATTCTTGAAGACTATGGGAGCAACAGTGACATCAGGATCAGACTCAGCCGTTCCATAATCCAAAGCGTTCCAGCTTGTCCCGTCATTCGGAGCAGAACAGATAAACTTTTTTGTATCCGTAGTGCATACGAAGTAACTATCCACAAACACTACAAACTGTGGATTACCATTGGCAGTAAAATCAACATCCGTGATTTGAACTAGCGTATCAGTGACATGGTTGTAGATGTACCCATTACCACCAGGTACCATCACCATCAGTTGTGTGCCGTTGTCTGCCATTGATACACGCGCAGTCCCAGCGATACTCCCAAGCTCATCTAATGAATACGATGCAACAGCAAGTACCACCGTTTCAACGATCTTGTATAGCTTGCCACCGTTCACCGCATACGCCACGCCTGACATTTCGTGCATACCACGGTTCTGATTTTGGATAGTCCCAGAAGTCACTAGCTGAACAATCCCTGGCGTACCGAAAAGATTTTCTTGCGACAGCGCAGCAGTCTCACTGATATTCGGATACCAGTTCAAACACTCCTGCGCACTCAATGGGAGCGACGGACTGACATAAAACCCGTTGGTAATGGGAAGTGCTGGCATTAGTTAATACTCAATACAGCTCGGCTTACCGTGATGTTATTTGTTGCCGTAGAGTTCTGAACATAAATCTCAATGTAGTCATTGGTCGCCATAGAGATTTGATACACCAAAGAAACCTCTTTGTGTTCGCCTGAGTTTATCTTCGCTTCCATTCGTGACCCAGCAATTGCAGCACCGTTTTTGTACAGATAGACCTGCAAGTTCTGATTAGAGCCACTGGCTGGGTCTAAGCTCAATGCTGCGTTGATTGTCAGTATCTGAGTCGTTGTTCCAGTGTAAGTAATTCGGCCGGCTGTTGTGCAGGTTGCGTTAGTAGACAGATCGACAGTCCACGTTCCCGCAACAAGTACAGGTGTAGCAGTGGACGCTATTACCGTCGCAGTAGAGTTGCCCTGCATATACACCTGACCACGCACCTGCGCCACTGCCGGAGTGTTGGTAATCGTGATTGTGCTGCTTGCCGCTGTTAACGTGATGCCTGTACCAGCGACTAGTGAGACAAATGTCGGACTGAGTGCTGTGGTATTCAGCATCAACGGAGAGCCGGTGGCGTTGACAGTAAAGTTGTGAGCCACTGTAATTCCATTCTCTGCCGACACGCTACACGCAATCCCTGCGCCGTTCTCAAGGTTGCGGATGTTGTTTACAGTGCCTGACACATCCAGCACCGGAGTGCCGGTGACATTTCCATCCTGCACAATCGACCCGGTTACCCCAAGACCTGACAGGAAGTTTGCATAAGTGATTTGGTAGTTGTAGCCGGCATTGAAGAACCCCAGCGACGACCCAGCAGGAACTGATGTCTCTTCAATGAACTGGCTCTGTCTTACGCCATACGAACGGTCAACCATTTGTTGATGTCTCCAATCCGATTAGTCCGTTGGTTTCAGTAGCAATGCCAGTCTCGTCACCAGTGTAGAAGTGCGACGAATAACCGTATAGAGACTCTTCATTACCAGAACCAATCGGTAGTGTAGATGGTAGTCTGGTCGGAGTAATGATCTGACCGAGTTGACGCATTGCCTGCATACCTTCCCTAGCAGTCATCGCAAGTTCAGGAGTAACCACACCACCGTAATAGGGAACAGACTGAATCGCCATGTTGGCAATCAATCCAGTAATAGCGCCAGGCGGAACGGTAACGGAATCCGCTAACGTAGATACATTGGTATAACCAAGGTTGACGCCCTTGGCAGCAAGTGATGCCATGTAGTTGTTCATCGCAAAGATAAAGTCCTGATACTCGTCAGCTTCCAGTGGAGCCTCTGACGCTTGTACCAGAATCGCTTGCAGTGATGCTTTCGCTACTTGGGCAACTGTTGCCATTATTCAAACCTCGGTTTAGCGGTCTTAGCCGCCTGCTTGAACGATTTGGCAGTAGGAGCACCAGCAGTGCCAGGCTTACGCATCTTCTCGCCTGAACCTGCTTTGATGCGCTTCTTCTTTGCTGCAATGTTTGAGTATAAACCTTTCATGTCACACCCTTGATTTGGCTGGACGACCACGTTTCTTTGCTTCAACTACCGGCTGTTGATCTTTAGGCTTCCAGCCAAGACTTGCAGCAGCTTCGTAACTGCTGATGTCCACTTTGACTTCTACACCACTTGGCTTAATCCAAATGCTTGTAATCACCATTTCTCCTTTGCAGCCCAGAAAGCCGCCGACATTTTGCCTTTGTCGATGTTTTGTTTA